CTTGAGCGAAACATCACTTGAGCAAGCTTTGATTGACATCGCAGCATTCACTGATGAGCGTGGTTTGAAAATCGCGGTTCGTGGTTTGAAATTGATTGTTCCTAAAGAACTACAATTTACCTCAGATCGTATCTTGAAATCTACTCTACGTGTTGGTACTGCTGATAACGATATCAACGCTATCAAAAACATGGGTATGGTTCCACAAGGCTACACAGTCAACCATTACCTAACAGACCCAGACGCTTGGTTCATCAAAACTGATGCTCCAAACGGCATGAAAATGTTTGAACGTGTTGCGTTCAAAACTGGTTTTGAAGGTGATTTTGATACAGGTAACGTACGTTACAAAGCACGTGAGCGTTATAGCTTCGGTTACAGCGATCCACGCGGTATCTTCGGTTCACCAGGTACACCATAATTCAACGGTAATACGTAGAATGGAAAGCCACCTTCGGGTGGCTTTTTTATTGCAAAAAGACCTTTTATTTTTCTGTAAATGGTGTATATTGTGAGTATTCCGGGATTTATCCGGCTTATTAGACTGTCCCGGCAGACGCATACAAGACTAATAAGCTTTACTTTGTATGGAGAAATTCAAATGGCATCAACCACCTTTTCGGGTCCAGTCACATCCACAAACGGCTTTATTGGCGAAACTACAGGTAACGTAGTAGGCGACGTAACAGGCGTTGTAACAGGCAGCTTAGTAGGCTTTGCAACACTTCCTACTTATACCGTAACATCTGCAAATGCTTTAACACCAAAAACAGCAGGTAAAATCATCTATGTATCTAACGGCTTAGCAGGTAGTCCTTGTATCGCCGTAGGTAACGGTACAATCTGGGTTTCACCAGCTGGTACAGCTATCGCCGCGGCTTAATTTTAACTTCTAACTTTAAAGGAGTTAAATAATGTCTACTCTCTCTTCGATTACTCGTGTAGGTACATACGAACCGTTTGAGTTACAGGTGTCTAGAGGCCAGATCATGGGCCACACTAGTATCACTGTATTTGGATACAACCCCGATGTAGATACGACGGAAGAGACAATATGGCCAGATGGTGGCACTATTGTTCATCCTACTACTGCTTCTGTTTTAAAAGTAAGCTCTACAAGTGCAAATGACACTTCTGCAGGCACTGGTGCTCGTACAGTCTTTATTGAAGGCTTAGATGGAAGCTATAATGTAATTAGTGAAACTGTAATATTAACGGGTCAAACAGCTGTTAATACCACAAATTCATACATGTATGTTAACCAACTATACGTTGTAACAGTTGGTTCTGGAGGAGAAAACGCAGGTGTAATTAATGTAGGAACAGGCGTAGTTACAGCAGGGGTTCCAGCAGTTTTATATGATCTAATTGCGGCAGGCTATAACACCCGTACCACCGCGCATTATTGTGTTCCAGCTGGATACACTGCTTATTTAGTACAAGGGGCCATAACGGCAGGACAGGCGTCAGGCTCTACTTCAGTTACAGCATTTTTAAAGCAACACGGTCCAGACGGTATTCTACGGGTTGCAGCGGTTTCTACATTAAATAATGGGTCTGTTAGCTATGCTTTTACTTACCCAATTACAGTAGCGGAAAAAAATTGCATTGGAGCATCGGCATTAGGTTCTGCTGCTAATAACTCTGCCAGTGCGTTTTTTAATATCGTACTAATTAAGAACGATGGAAGCGCTGCATAATGGAAATGATGGTATGGAATATCGTGCTATCTTTTATGGTAGCTATCATGGGATTCTTGCTTAAAGCTAAGTTCGAAGACCTTGATAGGCTTAGTATCTTACTTAACCGTACCAGAGAGGAGATAGCGCGTGATCATATCACTCGTGCAGAGGTTAGAGCAGATATTGAAAAAATTATGGAACGGTTTGACGACGGCATTAACCGTCTGGAAGCAAAAATTGATAAACTTGCTGAAAAGCAATAACTAAGGAGATATATTATGGCTGGAAGAGGAATGGGTGCAGCAACTGCTGGTGGCGGTTGTGTTGAAAAAGGTCCTAAAAACAAAATGGTAAAGGGCACTAGCAAGACAACAGGTCCAGTGTTTTTGGCAGAAGGCGGTGACGTTAGTCCTCGCAAACGCATGGCTATGGGCATGGAATGTGGCGGTAAAGTTAAGAAAATGAAAAAAGGTGGCATGTGCTAGATGGCTACTTCAGGTACCACGATATTTGATTTACAGATTGACGAGCTTATAGAAGAGGCTTTTGAACGTTGCGGCATGCAAATGACCAACGGTAATCAGCTTAAATCTGCTCGTCGTTCGCTCAATCTAATGTTTTTAGAGTGGGCAAATCGTGGCCTGAACCTTTGGACTATTGAACTTGCGACAGCTAATCTGACGGTAGGTCAAACAGAGGTAACATTGGATACGGATACTGTAAACGTGCTATCAGCCGTTATCAGGGACCTATCTCAAAGCCCTCCTGTAGACATTGTAATAGATAGGATTAGTCGTGCTGAATATTTGCACATTCCAGATAAGACAACACAGGCAAGGCCTGCTCAGTTATACGTAGAACGAACCAACGTTCCTAAGGTATTCTTGTATCCAGCGCCTAATGCTACTAATCTGTATCAACTACGTTACTACCGCATTAAACGCATGGATGATGCAGGTGATTACTACAACACAGCAGATGTTAACTTTCGCTTCTTGCCTTGTTTATCTGCAGGATTGGCTTATTACTTGTCCTTGAAGTATACGCCAGAACGAACACAGGCTTTAAAAAGCATTTATGAAGAAGAGTTCGCACGCGCGGCTGCAGAGGATAGAGATACGGCAAGCGTTTACTTCGTGCCGGCTGTAATGGGATACTAATGTGGCATATGCTTCAGGTAAGTTTTCGTATGGATTGTGTGATTACTGCGGTCAGCGGTATCCGTACAACGTATTAAGAAAAAACTGGCGTGGATTTAAGGTCTGCCCAGACGATTACGAGCCAAAAGAGCCTCAACTAGAGCCCTTACAGTTTGTAGCGGATGCGCAAGCGCTTGAGCAGCCTCGTCCGGATCGCGTAGAACCAATGCAAGTGTATGTGAATGCTCCAGGCGACACTGCATTCCAGAGTATTGGCAGTGCAAATAACACAATTGATATGAGACCTTATCCAGTGGATAAGGATATCGTAGCACTAGGCTCTGTAGGTACAGTTAGGGTACAAATAACATGACATATGATGAATTATTAACCAATATTCGTAACTACACCGAAGTAGACGCCAATGTGTTTACTAACGCGGTGTGTAATACGTTTATTCTGATGGCAGAGAACCGTATCCTTCGAGACATCGACTTAGATGTCTTTAAATTAGAGGTCACTGGTACCATGACCTCAGGAAACAAGTTTTTATCGGCTCCTAGCGACATTCTTACGCACCGATATGTCATGATGACCAAGGATAGTGAGCAAATCTTCCTTGAATTCAGAGATACCTCATATATGAAAGAGTACTGGCCTAATGGTGCCACTACAGGAACGCCTCGTTTCTATTCTGTATGGGACCAAAATACGTTTTATATTGCACCTACTCCGGATCAAAGTTACACGGTAGAACTAGGCTACATACGTAAGCCAGAACAGTTATCTGCCACGAATACTGAGACATGGGTCAGTATTAACGCACCAGAAGCTCTTTTGTATGCCTGCCTTATTCAAGCATATAGTTACACTAAAGGTCCAGGGGAGCTTATGGGCTACTTTGAAAACAGCTATAAACAAGCTATTCAAGGTCTTGGTGTTGAGCAGCAAGGTCGTCGTCGTAGAGATGAATGGCGTGATGGTATGTCTAGGCTGGTGGTCAAATCACTGTCTCCAGGTCCTTAACTATTTACGAACATTATCTGGTATCATTACATCTAATAAATTAGGAGCAGGACATGGCAATTTCACAAGCAATGTGCACGAGCTTTAAAGTTCAGTTATTGAGCGGCTCGCAAAACTTTAACACAGGCACAACAAAGGTATACAAGATTGCGTTGTATACATCAGCAGCGACACTAGGTGCAGCTACAACTACGTACTCAGGCACTACAAACGAAGTGGCTTCTGGCGGCGGCTATACTACAGGTGGTAATACACTTACAGTATCTCAAGTGCCTACATCTTCAGGCACTACAGCGTTTATTGACTTTGCGGATACTACCTGGTCTGCAGCGACAATCACTGCTCGAGGCGCGTTGATCTATAATAGCACTGATGATACGGCTGTCGCGGCATTAGATTTCGGTTCTGACAAAACATCAACTGCTGGTGACTTTACAATCATATTCCCAACAGCGGACGCAACAAACGCAATCATCCGTATAGCCTAGAATAGGAGTCTCAAATGGCTCTAGTTCTTAAAGACCGGGTTAAAGAAACCTCAGTATCGACTGGTACTGGGGCAATTGCGCTTGATGGTGCTACAGGTGCTTATCAGACATTTAGTACGATTGGTAACGGCAATACGACCTATTACTGTATTGCAGGTCAAACTACGAATGAATGGGAAGTGGGCATTGGTACATACACCACGGCTACTGATACCTTATCACGTGACACTATCCTTGCCTCGTCTAACAGCAATACAATCGTTACATTCTCTGCCGGTACTAAAGACGTATTCATAACCTACCCGTCTGAGCAAGCGGTTTATCAAGAGGTAGATGGTAGCCTTAAACTTATTGCGGGGGTTATTGAAGTTTCTTTAGATGGAACTCATGGCACAACTTTAGCTAACACCGCATTCCAAGCGTTTGCTACTACTAATAGCTTCCTACAAAACAACATACAAAACTTAGATAGCGGTTCAGATGCATCAGGGGATTATGTAGCTACTAATGATGTTGGGGATGATACTAAGAATTATGTAGACTTAGGGATTAATAGTAGCGGGTTTACTTCCGTTAGTTTTCCTATATACACCCCCAACTCAGCCTATCTATATAGCTTAGGGGATGGAGTTTCTAACGGAGATTTGTTTGTAGGTACTGGGGATTTAGGCGATGTAGTATTACATGCTGGTGGGTTTACTACGGGTGATGTTGTAGCAACCATTAAATCAGACACTAAGAACTTACTAATCGGAACAACTACCGATACAGGGGAAAAACTCCAAGTTGCAGGCGATGCCCTTATTACTGGGGCTACGGAATTTGGAAGTACAGTTCTATTGGATGCGAACCCGACCACAGCCTTACAAGCCGCCACAAAACAATACGTAGATAACCAGGTCACTGCAGGTCTTCACATCCACGACCCTGTACGCGTTGAGACAACAGGTAATCTGACTGCTACATATGTGCAGGGTGGTACAACATTTAACATTACAGACATTACTTCGACTACTACGGTTACGACTTCTGTAAACCACGGTCTAGTAGTAAACGACCAAATATGGCTAACTACCACAGCGGGTAATGGACTATCAACTAATACAGCTTACTTTGTATTCTCAACCCCTGCGTTAAATCAGTTGACACTATCGTTAACATTTGACGGTACACAGATTACAGGACTAACTAATGCCGCTGGTCTAACATACGCTACACGAGCAAACTCAGGGGTAGGAGCTACATTAACGAACGCAGGTACTCAAGTTGCACTAACAGTTGATGGTATTGCAGTAAGTGTAGCAAACCGAGTAATGGTACGACTACAAACCAATGGGGCTGAAAACGGGGTATACGTAGTAACTACTGTAGGTAGCGGCTCTACTAACTGGGTGTTGACCCGTTCGGATGATGCGAGTGTAGTAATTCCAGGGGACCCAGACGGGCTAGGTACTGGCGACTACTTCTTTACACAAGAAGGTGTACTTAACGCTGGTGATTCACACGTATTGACCACCGAACCAAACACAATGATTATCGGCTACACGGCCTTAACATACACACAGTTCAGTGGTGCGATTACTTACACGGGCGGCACAAACATTGACGTTACAGGTCAGACTATATCTCTTACAGGTACAGTTGCGGCTACTAATGGCGGTACAGGCACAAGCACTGTAACTACAGGCGACATGCTCTATGGCTCTGGCACAAACGCGTGGTCTAAACTAGGACTAGGCGCCGCGTATCAAACGTTATCTGTTAATGGTTCAGGTACACAAGTCGAGTGGAATGCCTTAGCACTTAACCAATCAAATGCAGTGTCAGGTACCCTAGGGGCTACAAACGGTGGTACAGGGACAAATAATTATGCTACTGGGGACATGCTCTACTCCTCTGCGTCAAACACATTAAGTAAGCTGTCTGGCACTACATCTACAACTAAACAATACTTGTCCCAAACGGGTACAGGGTCAGCGTCAGCAGCTCCAAGCTGGGCTACTATATCAGCAGCAGATATCGGCGCCGGCACACTACCTGCAGTTCGTGGGGGTACCGGTCAAAGCTCTTATGCTATTGGTGACTTGCTTTATGCAGACACAACGACAACACTAGCTAAACTTGCTGATGTTGCTACTGGTAATGCGTTAATATCTGGTGGCGTAAGTACAGCTCCAACTTGGGGGAAGATAGGTTTAACTACGCATGTATCAGGCACCTTAGGCTTAACTAACGGTGGTACAGGCCAAACAACAGCTAACGCGGCATTCAATGCACTAGCTCCTAGTCAAGCCACTAATAGTGGTAAATACTTAACTACTAACGGTACTGACACTTCTTGGGCTACGGTAACGCAAACTACATTCAGTGCAGGGACTACAGGCTTTACTCCATCAACTGCCACATCAGGCACGGTTACATTAGCGGGTACATTAAATATAGCCAACGGTGGTACTGGGGTAACAACAGCTCAAGCTGCAATGAATACCTTTGCTGGCGCAGTTACTTCAGGCCAATACTTACGCGGCAACGGCACTGACGTAGTAATGGCATCAATCGTAGCTGGTGATGTTCCTACCCTAAACCAAAATACAACCGGTACAGCAGGTAACGTAACAGGTACTGTGGCAGTTCTTAACGGCGGTACAGGGTCTACAACGGCAGGTGGAGCTAGAACAAACCTAGGTGCAACAACCGTAGGTAGCAACTTCTTTACACTAACAAACCCTTCTGCAATCACATTCCCACGAATCAACGCGGACAATACCGTTTCTGCTTTAGATGCTGCAACATTTAGAACCGCAATCGGCGCGGGTACTAGCTCAACTACAGGCACGGTAACATCAGTATCAGGCACTGCTCCAATTAGCGTTGCGACAGGAACAACCACGCCAGCAATTACAATTGCCCAAGCAACGACATCAACAAGCGGATATTTAAGTTCAACTGACTGGAACACTTTTAATGGTAAACAGGCGGCAGGGTCTTATGTAACAGTAGGCGGTGCATTAGGTACACCATCAAGCGGTACTTTAACAAACTGCACATTTCCAACGCTAAATCAAAACACCACAGGCAGTTCGGGTTCATGTACAGGTAATGCGGCAACGGCTACAACAGCAACCAACTTATCAGGAGGCACTGTAGCGGCTACAACAATCACTGCAACAGGTAACATCACTGCGTACTTCTCAGATGAACGCCTAAAAACTAGACTAGGTTTAATAGAAAACGCCTTAGCTAAAGTGCAAACACTTGATGGGTTCTACTACGAGCCAAATGAAACTGCACAAGCTTTAGGATATGAAGTTAAACGTGAGGTTGGCGTATCTGCACAACAAGTGCAGGCTATATTACCAGAAATTATTGCACCTGCTCCAATTGATAACCAGTACTTGACTGTAGATTATGAGCGCTTAGTACCATTGCTGATTGAAGCTATTAAAGAATTAAAAGCGGAAGTAGATGAGCTAAAGAAGGCTAAATAATGTTTGGGTTTAGCTCATTTGCTGAAGCACCCTTTGCCGATGTAGGCGGTTCAGCCCCTAGTATTGTGTTTGCTGTAGGCGTAGAAGGTACAGCAGAATTAGGTACAGTAACAACAGTAGCAAAAGCAAACGTGTACCCAACAGGTTTGTTTGCCGTAGGTGAACTAGGCAATATAACTGTCTATCCTATAGTAAATGTACTTCCAACAGGGTTACAAGCACAAGCGTTACTAAATAGTGTAACAACAAGCGCAGCGGCAAATACTGCTGTAACAGGTTTAGCAGCAACAGGCTTTGTAGGTAGCGTCTCGATCACTGCCGACGGTAACATATATGTTACTGGGGTTTATGGCGAAGGATTTGTAGGTAATGTAAGCGTTACGGGTATAGCCAACGTAACCGCTACGGGTGTTCTAGGTACAACACAATTAGGTAATGTAGTTGTATACCCCACAACTAATGTATTTGCAACGGGTGTATTAGGTACTACGGCTTTAGGATCAGTATCAGTAACAGGTAGAGCAGTTGTATATCCATTAGGTGTTGAGGGAATAGGCGTTGCAGGGTTTGCTTTAGTCTGGGGCGTGGTCCCTGATGCTCAAAACCCGGACTGGGCTGCAGTAAACGATGCTCAAACTATAACGTGGACTACTGTAAATGACACACAGACAACTACTTGGACAGGAATACCAACATGACAAATGCTATGCCAAAAGACGAAGATGCAGTAAAATGTGACAATGTTGAACAACCAGAGACTGCTTCTGTGCCACAAGAGCCACAAAGCGTTTCCGTAACGGTTTCAGGGTTTTCGCTCTTTGCGACCACCTTAAAATAGAGGTAAGTATGAGCGATATTCAGGTAGACACGGCAGAAGAGGAAATCAGAAGTAAGTGGGATCAACTGCTACGTGGCAACACGGAAGTGGTAGATACGCCTGTAGAAGAGACCGAAGAAGAGGAAGCTCCGGTAGTGGTTGTTCCAGATGACTCTTCTGAAGCCGTTCTTGCCCGCCTGCACCGAAGCATGACGAATAACAGCTCTGAAGAAGCATAGGGGATTAAACAATGGCAAGCACCTTTTCTCCACTAAAGATAGAACTCATTGCTACCGGTGAGCAAGCCACCACATGGGGCACTACTACCAATACCAACTTAGGAACGGCCCTAGAAGAGGCCATTGTAGGATCTGCCAATGTAACGTTTGCAAGTGCTAACGTCACGCTTACTTTAGCTGATACGAGTTCCTCTCAAACGGCCCGTAATCTAAGACTACGTCTTACTGGTACTTCAGGCGGTGCCAGGGATTTAATTGTACCGGCTATTGAAAAGCAGTACATTGTACAGAATGACTGTGCTGACACCATCACTATTAAGAACTCCACTGGAACAGGCGTAGCCCTTCCTGCTGGTTTTTCTGCGATTGTATATAACGACGGCACAAATATTACCAGTGCCTCGATGTATTCTACTTCTGTTCTAGCTACTACCTTAGCGGCTACTAATGCGGCCTTTGTAAACGCGTTGCCTGTTACATCAGGCGGTACTGGAGTTACTACCGCTACCGGCACGGGCGCCGTGGTCCGCGCATCAAGCCCCACGCTGACTACTCCTGCCCTAGGCACACCGTCCGCGGCTGTATTGACTAATGCTACTGGTCTTCCACTTACAACAGGCGTGACAGGTACTCTTCCTGTAGCCAATGGCGGTACAGGCTCTACTACTGCGTCTACCGGAACAGGCGGGGTAGTATTGGCAAATACTCCTACCCTAGTAACCCCTGTTCTAGGGACACCTACTTCTGGTACTTTAACTAATTGTACTGGCCTTCCTATGACTACGGGTGTTACCGGTACTTTACCTGTTGCTAATGGCGGTACAGGTGTTACGACCTCTACGGGTTCAGGTAATGTTGTCCTATCAACAAGCCCTACTTTAGTTACACCTGCGTTAGGCACCCCAAGTGCATTAGTTGGAACAAATATTACGGGCATAGCGACATCTCTTTCAATTGGTGGAAATCTTACAGGAGCATCGCCTACAGCAGCAACACAAACTTCCGGTACAAATAACACTACTGTAGCTACCACTGCTTTTGTTCAAACTGCCTTGCAACTATTGCACCCCGTAGGCTCTATCTACACCTCTACTAGTGCAACTAATCCAGGCACTGCCTTTGGCTTTGGTACTTGGGCAGCATTTGGTGCAGGTCGTGTATTGGTTGGCAATGGTGGTGGATTTAGTGCTGGGGCAACAGGTGGTAGTGCAGATGCAGTTGTGGTAAGCCATACTCATACTGCAACAGTAACAGACCCAGGACATCAACATACATATACAGCACATCTTGATACTGGTGCATCTGGCCCGATATCTTTAGATGACAGGATGCCTTTACAAACAAACAACACTAGCACAGCTACAACAGGAATATCAGTATCTAATAGTACAACGGGTGTAAGCGGTACTAATGCCAACCTTCAACCGTACGTTGTAGTTTATATGTGGAATAGAACTGCATAATAAAGGATTAAATAATGGCAAGTACCTTTTCACCACTTAAGATAGAACTAATCACTACCGGAGAGCAATCCGGTACGTGGGGCGCTACTACAAACACCAATCTAGGCACGGCATTGGAAGAAGCCGTTACCGGATCTGCTGATGTTACTTTTGCAAGTGCCAATGTAACGTTGACGTTAACGGATACAAACTCTTCTCAGACAGCAAGAAACTTACGCCTTCGTTTAATCGGTACTACCGGCGGAGCCAGGAATCTGATTGTACCTGCCATTGAGAAACAGTATATCGTCCAAAACAACTGTGCGGATGCCGTAACAATCAAGAACGCTACTGGCACAGGCGTAGCAATACCTCCTACCATGTCTGCTGTTGTATTTAATGATGGTACAAACATTACCAGTGCGTCGGTCTACTCGACTGCTTTAGTGACACCTACCCTAGCTGCTACGGATGCGACATTCTTAAACGCATTACCTGTTCTTTCAGGCGGAACGGGCGTAACGACTAAGACAGGCACGGGTAGTGTAGTGTTGAGTTCCAGCCCTACTTTGACTACTCCAGCCCTTGGTACGCCTTCTGCAGCAGTACTTACTAATGCAACAGGACTGCCTTTAACCACGGGTGTTACAGGAACCTTGCCTGTTTTAAATGGCGGAACAGGTGTTACGACAAGTACAGGTTCAGGTAATAATGTATTAAGTACTTCACCTACTTTAGTTACTCCCATTTTGGGAACACCTACGTCAGGCACATTGACTAACTGTACAGGTCTCCCTATGGCATCCGGGGTTACAGGTACACTAGGTGTTTCTAACGGTGGTACAGGCGTAACTACAAGTACTGGTTCAGGTGCTAACGTACTTGCTACTAGCCCAACCCTAGTCACTCCACTACTAGGCATACCAACTTCAGGAACACTTACAAATTGCACAGGCTACACATACGCTAATTTGGCGGGAACTGTTCCAACGTGGAACCAAAACACAACGGGTAACGCAGCAACTGCCACCAATGCTACAAACGCTACTAATGCTACAAATGCGACCAACGCTACGCAAATTACAAACGCAGGTGGTTGGAACATAACCCCTAGTGGCACAACGTTGTTTTTCAGTTATAATGGTACGAATGTAGGGGCACTAACTTCTGCAGGTGACTTTACTTGTATCGGTAATATAACGGCTTATGGGACAGTATAACTATGGCACTTAATCCTTCAGGCGCAATTAGTTTAGCAGGGCCAGTTGCAGGGCAATCCATTGCTCTAGAGCTAGGCTTATCCCCTACAGCAGTGATAACTTTAAACGATACGGCAGTGCGTACCCTTGCTGGTGTGCCATCTGGCGCTATTATTATGCCTACTAACTTTTGGGGTAAATCTAAGTTTACTGCAACACAAAAAGCTATATTCGGTTATGGGGCAGCCCCAGCATCAACATATAGGTCAATAACAAATCTTGTTTCAAATACTGGTGTTGTTGCGGCAGATACTCCGGGTGTAGGGACTGCTAGGCGTCAGTTAGCCGCCGCTGGTTATGGTGGTGATAAAGCTATATTCGGTTATGGGGCAAACCCAGCAACAACAGTGAGGTCAATGACAAATCTTGTTTCAAATACTGGTGTTGTTGCGGCAGATACTCCGGGTGTTGGAACTGCTAGGACGCAACTTGCCGCCGCTGGTTATGGTGGTGATAAAGCTATATTCGGTTATGGGAATACAACGGTTAGCCTATCTATGACTAACCTAGTCTCCAGCACTGGTGTTGTTGCGGCAGATACACCGGGTGTAGGGACTGCTAGAGAAGGGATAGCCTCCGCTGGTTATGGTGGTGATAAAGCTATATTTGGATTTGGAATTGTTCCAGTTACAAATCTTGTTTCAAATACTGGTGTTGTTGCGACAAATACTCCGTTTGTTGGAACTGCTAGGACGCAACCTACCGGTGCTGGTTATGGCGGAGATAAAGCTATATTTGGATTTGGAGTTTTTCCAAACACGCCAGTAGTATATTATTCAATAACAAATCTTGTTTCAAATACTGGTGTTGTTGCGACAAATACACCGGGTGTAGGGACTGGAAGATACGGGTTAGCCGCCGCTGGTTATGGTGGTGATAAAGCTTTATTTGGATTTGGGTTTAACCCAGCACCGCTGTCAATAACAAATCTTGTTTCAAATACAGGTGTTGTTGCGGCAGATACTCCGGGAGTTCCGGGAGCTACGGCAAGATTCCAATTGGCGGCGGCAGGTTATTCATCAACATAATAAAATATAAAAGGTAAAAAATGGCAAAACTTAATTCAGAATTCAACTACAGATATCAAGTAATTGGCGAAACGCTTTGGGCTAAAATTCAAACTTTGCATGGATTTATGGATGGCAGAAAAAGAGCTGCCGCATTAGAAAAAGTGGCTGAATTAAAAAGACAAGCAAAATTTGCAGAATTAGAACACCTTAAATCTATTCCAGCATTGCCGCATATTATTTTAGAATTGGAAGCTGAAATAATTGAAATGGAATCCGCGCAGGAAGAGCAAGCGCGTAATTTTGAGCAAAATCGTGAAGAAATAAAAATTCTTGAACGCTATCTTGCGGAATGTTATGAATTAGCAGAGCCAACAAGATTAACGCATCCTGATGGAACAAAGTATTCTGATGAAGAAATGTTTGAAGTAAATGCCGCAAATGAGTTTACGGTTTTATTAGCTAGAGAAATGCAAGCTGAAATTATATCAGGGGGTAGGCCATCTGCCGCAAAAATAAAAAACGCGATGAGTAATCCAATAACTTGGCAAGCATTAAAAAATATAGGTATTCTACCCGCGGATGTGCAAATGATTGCTGGAAGTATTGACCCGACAAACATACAATTAATTGCTACTGATGATTTAAGTATGGCAATAGAACATAAGCAGCCAGTTCAATCTATAACTAAAAAACAGGCTACATTCTCATAATGAGTAACTCAAAAATAATAGACTTGTTTCCAACGCCTTTATATATAACGAATATAAACAAGCCAATAAGTACACAGCAAAAAGAGTATTTACTTAATGCCCCTAAAATAGAAAATATGGGCAACTTAAGAGGTGAGGATGGATATGTTTTAAACCAGCCTATGTTCGCTGAATTAAAGAATTTCATCATGCAATGTATTAAAGAGTATATTGATAGCGTGTATGCAAGTCCAAGTTTGGATGTTTATATAACGCAGTCTTGGGCTAACTTCACAAAGCCGAAAGAGTTTCACCACAGACACAGTCACCCTAACAGCTTTATATCAGGCGTGTTTTATGTAAATGCAAAACCTAAAGAAGATATGATTAAATTCTATAAAGAAAGAAGTGCTATTTTTGATTTTATGCCAAAGCAGCAAAATAACTATAACAGTAATGATGTAGCAATTTTAGTTGAAACTGGCGACTTGGTTTTGTTCCCTTCAAGTTTTGTGCATGAAGTTCCGCCAACAACAAGCGAAGAAACTAGAGTTAGTATAGCGTTTAATACATTTATTCGAGGATACATTGGCGATGAGAAAAGATCAACAGCCTTGTATTTACACTAATGAAGATGAACCTACAAGAATATGTTGCTATTTATAGCGTAAATAACGCAGAAGTATGCAAACAGCTCATTACTGAAATAGATAAAGAACCGTGGGAAAAGCATGCATATAACGACCCACTAACTAATAAAAATACTACATATAATGATGACCTTGAAGTATTAAGCCAAGATGAGCTGACCAAAGAATATCTTGCGGATGTAATTAAAAAATGTCTTAATAACTACCTAACAAACGTTGTCCCTAATCAGTTTGGGTTGCAAGAAATATGCGATGTAAGATTTAACCGATACAAAGTCGGCACAAACATGAGAACGCATCATGACCACATACATACGTTGTTTGATGGTGAAAGAAAAGGCGTCCCAATATTGACTATACTTGGATTGCTTAATGATGATTTTGAAGGCGGTGATTTTTTGATGGTAAAAAGTTAAATTTAAGCGCTGGGGACATTGTTATATTCCCATCAAACTTTTTGTACCCACATGCTGTAACGACAATTACTAAAGGCACTAGGTACTCATTTGTAGCTTGGGGATGGTAATGGAAGATAACATAGAAGAGATACAACTTACAGAAGAAGAAATTGCCGCTGCCCGTGCAATACAACGTGAAAACGCTTTTAACGGCACAATCACAAAAGGCTGGGTATGGAACGAAGAGGCAATATCCTATGTTCCGCCGTTTGCTCCACCTGATAATACGTACCCGTACT